GCAATGTATTTTGGATTACTACCCAGAACCACAGGGTCGAGCATGGCGTTGCGATCGGTACGCATGGCTCAAATATGACAAGCCAACAATCCACGGTGCACCAGGTGGCGACTGGTTCCACATCGAGATAACACCACAAGCCGCCGATTCAGTAATCTGGGTTAAAGCCGCATTCCTAAAGGTGTTCGGGGAAATCCCACCTAAGGCTTGACCTATCCCCTAGGGTCGGAGTACCGACAAAAGGACAGGCGATGACTGAACCACAGATAGTTGACTACAGCGTCTATATAGGCGTGATGGATAACGGTCAAGAAATTCTGGTGCAAATCTTCACAGACCCCGACTCGGGCAAATACTTACAAGGACAAATCGCATTCAGATCGCACGCTTCATCTTGGGGCGTGCCCATACCTTTGGAGAAAAGATGAACTATTTAGCAGAGAAAATCATAGGGCTAGTGCTTTGTACGGTCTTTGGGGTTACGGCGCTCACAGGGGCTCCTAGCGCGTCTAGCGCCCCATCTGGCACCATCGCCTTGGCACCGATAAGCGTACAGCCATACCTGATTGAGCCGACCACGACGACCAGTTCCACTATTTACATTGACCCATACACGTCGGCTTGTGAACAGTTCAGCGCGCTTGCCGTCAACCTTGGCTGGCCTGCAGATCAGCGCACCGTGCTCGAATCCATCATGAAGCGCGAATCCAATTGCACACCTAATGCGGTCAATCGCAAAGACCCATTTGGCGGTTCTTACGGGTTGCTGCAGATCAACTGGGGCGGATGGCAAAAATGGCTTACAGCCAAGGGTTTGATCACAGGAAAGAAAAGTCTGTTAGACCCTGTAACTAATTTGCGCGCAGGTTTAGAAATTTACAACTACGGAGTCGAGCGTTACGGGTTCGGCTGGGGGCCATGGAGTGTGAAATGAGCGAAGGTGTTGCATGGAATCAAGGCGAACTTACTGAAGAAACCCGACGAATGGTATTGGAGCAAGCAATGCAAACAAATCACACAATGGCAATGTTTGATCTCATTGACGACATCATGGCCGTGAAGAAAAACCCTCACGCATCAATTATCCAGCGTCTTAAAGGCATGAAAAACTCAATGTCATTAGAAGACCCGATGCCATTACATGATGTGACTACACTCGACTTAGCAATCAAAGCGCTACAAGCACATTCCTAAACCGACTACAAGGAGATTCCGACAATGAGTAGATTCATACAAATAAATTGCGACGCTTGCAATCAAAATACAATCGTCACAAAGGTTGACAAGATTGAACAAACAGGCCCGTCAAGCGGTTTGATTTCATCTGAAATAAACATTGAACGTGGTTGTTTTCATGTTTGTGTTGACGACAAATTAAAAGAGCATGGCGTCGTATGAAAACCTGCACGATTTGCAAAGAAGCCATCGCCTACCCAGAAATAACAGGCAAAACACACTTCGTTTGTGATGGCCGTGTGCCGGCACGAAAAAACGCCCCATTCATTGAGGGCATGTTGGCATCACAATCATCTGCCGATGCGCGTTGGACACGACCAGAACAAAATCAAGTTGACGCTGCCATTGTGCACGTTGCGCGGACTAAAGGCTTCTTCACATCTGACGACATCTGGAAACACCTGGGCGATCAGTTCCCAGTTACCAAAGGTATTGCTGGACGGCTTAACGCTGCCGCTCGACGTGGCATCATCCGCAACACAGGCGAACTGGCATACGCTCAGCGCGGTGGCGCCCATGACCATGCACAACGCCTATCCGTATGGGCAGGCATCTGATGGGGTTTGACCTAAGCAACTACGAAACCGTAGAACAGCGTTTGGTTAGGTTTTGGGCTGCATATCCGAACGGGCGCGTGTACACGTGCATGATGAACTACACAGGCGATGCGTGCGTGTTTTATGCAGAGCTGTACGCCGACAAAGAAGACAAAATGCCTGTCGCTACCGGCTACGCAGAAGAAGTCAAAAGCGACCGCGGTGTTAACGCAACCTCATTTGTTGAAAACTGTGAGACCAGCGCCATTGGTCGCGCTATAGCGAACTGCCCGCTGCAGGCTCCTGCTAGTGGCCCTAGGCCGTCGCGTAATGAGATGCAAAAGGTCGAGCGCCTCACCACATCACCACAACCGCAAGTGCACACACCCTCTGGAGCATTTGCCACACCAAAGCAAATTGGCTACATCAAGAAACTAGCCAAAGACAAAGGCATGGATGACCTGGCATTGCTAGAGATGATTCAACTCAACCTTGACGATGACAGCGCCGTTTTAGAGCTGCTTAAATCCCATGAAGCGTCCAAGATTATTGAGCGCCTGAAATGAGTTACGTAGCATTTAACATCATCGGAATCTGCATGGGCATTTGGGCAACATTGCTTGTCTGTATGAAAGGCAAGAAATGACATTTGATGAAAAACAAACTGGTGCAACACCGATTGAAATTGTTGATTACTTGCGCGGCGTAATTGACACATTGCGCGCCGAAAAAGCATTGCTTGAAAAGCGATACAAGGATTTAGAAGCAAGCCGCGAAACATGGCAAAAACTGGCGCAGGCATGGGAATGGTTAGCAGATAATAAAAGAATTGTGCCCGCTGATGAAGATTGATTCCAAGATCAGCGAAGCCGACTTTAAGGACATGGTGATTAGCGTCGCCAAACGATACGGCTGGTTAGTTCATCATGATCTGCCGGCACAGAATAGTCGAGGACGCTGGATGACCAACGTGCAAGGCGATGCAGGATTCCCTGATCTGTTCATGGTGCACCCATTCCAAGGCGGTCGCCCATTGGTCATTGAATTGAAGGCAGAGAAGGGTAAGACGACACCAGGGCAAAAGGTTTGGTTGAAAGCGTGTGAGTTGGCTGGATGTCATGCAGCGGTTTGGAAGCCAAGTGACATGGAGTACATTCTCTACACTCTCAGCAATCCCAGACTCTAAACAATCGGCTAGTAGCACGACCTAAGCCATTCGCACGGCAGTTGGTGACACACGGAAACGTGGGTAGATCGGTGCGCCCCGAATCATGCAAGACGAAATGAAACGGGCAAAGCATCGAGGCGAGCTGTAAACATAATCAGCTGAATGCAATTGGGTACCAGGATGGGCAATCTGGTGGGTGGAGCATTCACACATCTATTGACCTGTAGATGACATACAGTTAACAAACAAAGAAAGCACCGACATGAACCCGACAACAAACACAACTCACACAAACCGAGGACAAGGCGCGCAAGCGCCGCGTCAGCGCAAGCGAAGCGCGCGAGCATGACACGCAAACTAACCGAACACGACACAGCAATCTACAAACAAGCACGTGCAGAACTACTGCGCGACCAACCGTTATGCCATTGGTGCAAACGCAACACAGCAACAGAACTTGATCACCTTGTTGAATCAGACAAAGGCGGAACAATAGAAGACGGATACGTCGCAGCATGTAAACCATGCAACAGCGCTCGAGGCGCAACATACCGAAACAAAAAACTAGCCAACGCAAAACAAAATCGGGAAAAAGCAATAAACGATTTTTTATACAGCTCTCAACTGCCCCCGAGCCCCATCCATCATTTTGTCGCCAACAGCCCAAACCAGCCTGAACCAGCGGTAACTGGCCATGACCAGCCGAGACTGGAAACGATGATCCCAGATCATGCCGGCTCACTAGCTGGACTTGTGGGGGACATGGCCCAAAAGGTACTTGGTGTCACTTTGATGCCATGGCAAATGCACGCTCTTGAAGGAATGCTTGCTGTTGACGCCGATCAGAAGTTTGTGCATCGCTCGAGCCTTGTGTCGGTTGCCCGTCAAAATGGCAAGACCACGATTATTCAAGCGTTAATCCTATTTTGGTTAGTCGAGATGCCGAAAATCCGTGGACAGAAACAGACCGTAGTATCTGGCGCTCACAGACTTGACCTTGCGTGTTTGTTGTTTGATGATCTGGCACCAATCCTTGAAGAATATTACGGCGCGAAAATTGTGAAGTCCTACGGTCGTTATCAGGCCACTATGCCAGACGGCAGCAAATGGTGGGTCAAAGCATTAAAGCCAAATCAAGGTCACGGTATGAGCATTGACTTAGTGATCGTAGACGAACTCTTTGACGTCAACCCTGATTCCGTCGAAGGCGGTCTCCTGCCGGCACAGCGCGCTAGAAAAAACCCGTTGGCTTGCTTCTTCTCCACAGCTGGCACCGAGGAATCTGTACTGTTCCAAAGGTGGCGTGAAGCTGGCATTCGAGCCATTGACAAGGGTGAGCCGTCCACAATGTACATGGCGGAATGGTCGCCTGACCCAAGCCTTGACCCGTTGCATCCTGCGTCATGGGCGTGGGGTAATCCTGCGCTTGGTCACACGTTGGACATGGACACAATTAGGCAAGAATCCACAAACCCTGATCGCGCATCGTTCTTGCGCGCATCTCTAAATCTTTGGGTGAGTGTTGTGCGCGGATGGATTGAGCCAGGGCGCTGGCCGTCCCTTGAATACCACGGGGATATCCCTGACGGTGGAGTGGTAGCCATTGAATCTTCGCTAGATGACTCCCGATATAGCGCGACCAGATGCGTCAATTTGTCTGACGGTCGGGTGCTTGTCACCGTTGCATTTATTGCCGAGTCAATTACAGAGCTGTGGGAGAACGTGCAAGAACTAGCTAAAGACCCCACGATCAGGTTTGCCCTGTCGCCGACCGTGGACGCAACTTGCCCACCAAACATTGAGCGCCGCCGCGTCGTCGTTGGTTATGCAGAATTAGGTCGCTTTACACCGCTTGCCAAGAACATGATTGCCGAGGCACGACTACTTCACACAGGAGAAAAACTGTTAGCAGAACATGTCCAGCGCGCCGTTGCCGTTCGCACCGACAACACCATCGTGCTTTCGTCAAAGCGTTCGCCTGGGCCAATTGAGTTAGCCCGAACAATGGTTTGGGGAATTGGCATGTGTGCGCGACCAGTCCACTCAGGTAAACCCATGCTCGTGGCCGTTAACCACTAACATTCTCGTCGGCGACCGCACGCTCTAGCCTTTTGTCGGAATCGGATTAGTCACGTGCGGTTGCCACCTATATGGCAGAGTGGTAACTATGGCGATCTTTAACAAAACCAAAAAAGCAGCAATAAGCCCAGCGCCAAACAAGGCGGCTGCAGCTGGTGGCTTCGCACCTGGTTACTCGTCGTCAAATGTTGGCGTGAACATGATCGGCCAGTACTACACCTATCGCGAAGGCGAAGCACGCAACCAAGCAATCAGCGTGCCAACTATTAACCGTGCGCGCGATCTTATGGCCTCGGTAATTGGCTCAATGCCGTTGAAAATGTACAACGAAATGTGGAATGGCGATGACATGGAAAAGGTGTACATCGCACCACGTTCATGGATACGCCGACCAGACCCGACTGTCTCGTTTCAATTTCTTATGAGTTGGACTCTTGATGACTTGATGATGTTTGGTCGCGCATTCTGGTACATCACCTCACGCACCGCCGACGGCTATCCGGCATCATTTACTCGATTGCCTGCAGGCTCAGTTACCACGACTGACATGGCTGGCCCTGTGTGGTTTGCTCCGTCATCACAAGTGTATTTCCAAGGTGGCGAGATTGACCCTTACAACCTTGTGCAATTCTTGTCTCCAGCGCAAGGCTTGATCTATTCCGCACCAAACGCTATTGAGACTGCGCTCAAACTTGAAGCAGCTCGTAATCGCAACGCATCGTCAAGCATCCCTGCTGGCGTACTTAAGCAAACTGGTGGAGAACCGTTAAGCGCGCAAGAACTTGCTGATTTGGCGTCGGCGTTTAACGCTGCGCGCGCAACTAATCAGACTGCAGCGCTTAACGAATACTTGTCGTACACCGAGACCAATTCAACGCCTGACAAAATGTTGCTTATTGAAGCATCTCAATATCAGGCTTTGGAAATGTCGCGTCTGGCAAACGTGCCACCGTATTTGGTTGGTGTCGCTACTGGCGCTTACTCATACCAGTCAAGCCAACAGGCTCGAGCAGACCTGTACTTGTTTGGCGTGAAGTTGTATGCCGACGCAATTGCTGGAGCGCTGTCAATGGACAACGTGCTACCACGCGGAACATACGTGGAGTTTGATGCCGACGAATACCTAGAAGAAAATTTCATGGCTGATGTCATGGACAGAACAGATGTAAACATAAATGAAAACACGCAAGAGGAGATCGCATCATGATCAAATTAATTTCAGGAGATTTCACGCTTGACGCCGCGAAAGGTGACGCGCCACGACGCACCATTTCGGGAACCGCTGTTCCTTACAACGTGCCAGCAACAGTTTCAGATGGCACAGCTGTGATCTTTCGTCCAGGCTCATTGCCAGTCGAGGGCAAAGCACCACGCCTGTTTATGTACCACGACGCAAGCATGCCAGTCGGCGTTGTTACCGAGCGCGTGGACACCGAACAGGGAATGATGTTTAGCGCCAAGATCAGCGCTACTTCTCTCGGAAATGATGCTTTGGTTATGGCCAGCGACGGCACTATTGATCAGGTGTCAGTTGGCGTAAATCCCGTCAAGTTTTCGTACGACGAAGCAGGAACAATGATTATTGAAGCCGCCGACTGGACAGAGCTGTCGCTCGTTCCGATCGGTGCTTTTGGTGACATGGCCAACATCGCCACCGTCGCTGCGAGTATCCACCAAGAGCCAGAAGAAGTAGTGTTAAATGAAGAAGTAGTCCCAGAACAGGAGATAGAACCCATGTCAGAAGTAACCGTTCCAGCAGTTGAGGCAACAATCCCAACCGCACCAATTTTCGCACAGGCCAAAAAAGAGTTCGTTCTGCCAACCGCAGGCGAGTTCATGGCCGCTTACCACATCGGTGGAGACACGTTCAAGAACATGAACGCTGCAGTAGCCGATTACAGCGCATCAAAGCGCACCGCATTGCAGGCAGCTGCAGGCGACGTGCTTACAACTGATACACCTGGTCTTTTGCCAGTACCTGTACTTGGGCCATTGGTTCAAGACCTGAACTTCTTGCGTCCAGTAGTCGATGCTGTTGGCGCTCGCGCTTACCCAGACAGCGGACAGTCAAAGACCTTTATCCGTCCAACAATTACCACGCATACCAGCGTTGCATCACAATCAGAACTTGGTTCAGCATCAGCAACAACCATGGTGATCGCATCCAACTCAATCAGCAAGACCACACTTGCTGGTCAAGTAACGCTGTCAGTTCAGGACATTGACTTCACTTCACCTGCAGCAATGCAATTGATCTTGAATGACCTCATGGGCGAATACATGATCGCTTCTGACAACTTGGCTGCAGACAACTTGCTCACCGCAGCAACTTCGTCAGGCGTTTGGGACGGAACCGTAGCCGACTTGCTCAAGTCCGTTTATGACTCGGCAGTTGACATTTCAACAAACCGCAACTGGACACCTACCCATATGTTCGTAAGCCCAGACGTATGGGGTCAACTTGGACAGCTCGCCGATACAACTGGCCGTCCAGTATTCCCATTCATCGGCGCAGGCCTCACCGGTCAAAACGCACTTGGAAACGCAAACGCATCTTCATGGAACGGCAACCCACTCGGTCTGCAGTTGGTAGTTGACAGCAACTTTGCTGCTAAAACCATGATCATCACCCGCGTTGGTCAAGGTGCAGGCGATGCTTACGAGTTCTACGAATCAATTCGTGGCCTCATGAGCGTTGAACAGCCTTCGGTCTTGGGACGCAACATGTCATTCCATGGCTACGTATCCACGTTCGCTGCAATCTCTGGAATGATTCGCAAGATCACCCAGGCCTAGTCGAGAGCGGAGCAACCGCTCATGGCTACATACACAGTTACTAACAAGTACCTGATTGA